ATAACCTGTGTTACCACTAGTATCGGGTATACTTATATTAGCATTGCTTCCTAATGCAGTTATACTTGTAGCATCTAATAACCAACCATTTTCACTATTACCTATATAACCTTCTGCAATTTCTATTCTACCATCCATATAGACATTGTCTCCCCAAAGACCATATCCATTTTTTCCTATACCCCCTAAATTACCTAATCTTACTTTAACTTTGTCCTTAGCATACATTCTAATTGAATCTAAACCTACTTCTTCTGTATCTCCGCCATGACTCATAAATTTAATTTCTGCATCTGTGTCTGTTGATAGTGCAGCATTAGCGGTAAATTCTAATTTATATTTTCTCCAAGAAGAATCAAATGCTCCTAAATCTGCTATAGGTGTATAACCACCTCCTCCAGATTGCCATGCAGAAGTACTTTCATTCCAAAAATTACTAGCACTACCTAAATATATCGAAAGTGCAGCATTAGATGTATTTTTCTTAGCATAAAACTCTAATACATATGTAACACCATCGTAAAATTGGCTATAATTTATATCTTGTGATAAGAAACCTTGAGCAGTTCCTTGCCCATCTCTTAAGCCTATATATTGACTACCACCTATACCTCCAGATGCAAAACAATATGCTCCAACATTAGTGCCTGTACTTAATGTCCAATTAGAGATACCACTAGTAACTAAACTTCCTGTAGCAGGTAAGTCGTCAAAATTACCATTTTCTATTTCAATATTACCTGTTACTCCATCCCATATTTCCCAACTAGTTACACCATCAATAACATCTATAAAAGGTGCTTGAGAATCTTGAGATGTAATTAAAACTAATCCTTGTCTATCTGTATTGTTTCTACTTCCCGCTCTCACAAAAGTTGCTCCATCCCAATCTGTAGAAATTTCATTAGCACTATAAGTTTGTTCTACCCCACCAATCTTAGCATAACATCCTTTAGAGTTAGCAACTCCTGAATCTTCATCGAAAAAAACAAATATTTTAGTAGGGTCACTATCTACATTTATACTAAAAACATACATTCTTGCTTCATTTACAACTATAGAATTATCAGATGCTTGTACTCTTCTATGTAATATTAAGTCTCCAACTGCAAATGGTGCAGGTTTTGCAACACCACCTACCACATCTGTGTCAAAAGTTATTACTGCTCCATATGAAATTGCATTATCTCGTTGAAATCCTTTATCCGCAACTTTTCCCGCATCACTTACTATTAATGCTCCATTAGTTGCTCTTATTTGATTAATAACAAGTTCATGTACATTCATAGAACCACGAACAATTAAATCATCTACTTCGGCAACATATTTACCTGTTGTTGTATTATCACTATTTAACTTATTGTATATACTCCATCCATCGCCTAAAAACCCACTTGTATATCCTGTGTTGTTTAAATTAAGTTTATCTACAAAATTTATTGGAGCAGTATTATTAGAAGTTGATGTAGAAACACTTAAAGCATCAACAAACGAAAGTGTACCTGTTGCAACTGCATTAAATACTACATTACTAGTTTGTGTTAATGGTTGGTCTAAGTTTGCAAGATAAGACCATTCTTGATTAGATATTTCATTTGTACCTATATTTTCTAATTGGTCTACTTCGGCTGCAGTTAATGCTCCTAAACCTATCCCATCCGTTTGACTTGTTCCTGTTCCGTCTACATAGTTTGTTGAAAATAATTTACCATGCTCTCCTAATAAAACATTAACATTTATACCATTAATATTTTCATCTATAGATATACTACCGCCTGTACCTCCAACTTGGCTTATAGTTAAATTTTTAAATGTAGGAGATGCATCTGTTGTAATGCCTTGTATAGTATCTAATTGATTGCTTGTTATTTGTAAATTACCGCTATATGGTAATGATACCGCTTGGTTTGTATTATTTAAACTAAGTGGAGAAGAAAATGAATATAATGACAATGAAGTTCCGCTAAAAGTTAAACTATTTGTTACATTTAAATCATATATATCTCCCGATTGAACATCTATTTCAGAACTATTTATAATTGTTTGTGAAAATTCAGAACTTGCAGTTTCAACACCAGGCGAATATCTTCTAGACATCCATTGTCCGTTATACTTTTTAAAATGATACAACCCTTTGTCAGATATAAATCTCCATGTCTCAGCACCTTCTTCTCCTTCACTATTATTAGGTGCTTCTAAATAGACCTCTCCATCTGTTGCATTGTTGTATATTAAATCATCATTATAACTAGGCATTTTATTTTACCGATTTCATTCTTATAATTAAAGACATATCATTAATTTCAAAACTTTCATGTAAGCCACTTCCACTTATTACAACTTGTGCTCCATATACATTTTTAACCTTATCTTTGTCTGCACTTGCAACTTTAAACAATGCAGTTTTAAAATCAGTTGTTGTTGCTACAAAATCCGTATCAGCCTCTAATGTTATCTCTCCATCATAATCTTTTCCATTTAATTTTAGTTTAACAGTAGGTTTTACCGAGATATTCTCTAATTTATATGTAATGTATAGGCTGTAGAATTTCTTCCTTAAATTTGGAGCATTTCCTGTTAACTCTTTTGTTGACACTTCAAATACATTAGTTCCTAGTGTAGTTAATTCATCTGCCGTTTTCCATTCCACTAAATCTCCACTATGTATAAAAGTTAATAAATGTGGGTCTCCATTAGCATCTGTGTAATTTATAAGATTAGTACATTTAGGATTTGAACTAGCACCTATTTTATTGTACCCTAAATTCCAAGAGTTTGTTTGTAAATTCCAAACTATTAAATCATTTACAGTTGTATCGCCTGTGCCCGTAATATTACTTGCATCTTTAATTATTATATATTGTTTATTTCTTGGGTCATAACCACATATACTATTATCTGTTATAAAACTAGACCAATAAGAATCTTTTATCTTACTTCTTGTTAAACTAGATGGTGGTTTCTCTTCTACAGTTATATAAGCACCATGTTTATTAACCCAAAATAATCCTACATCAGTTTTAACTACTGCATGTGGATGTTTAATACCTAAATGTGGATAAGTACCTTCTAAATACTCTTCTCCTCCCGCAACCGCTATAACATATAATGTGCTTTCTTTAAACATATATAATCTATTACCCATACCAACCAACTTAACAATGTTTTCTCCATCCTTTATATTTACATCTATAAAATTATTATCGGGTAAAACATCAAATCTATTAGTTATAGATTTCAATAATCTATCGGGATAATGCTTTTCAGTTGTAGGAGACTCTAATGTCTTTTGTTTTATATTACCTACATATAGTTTTCTATTCACTAATGCTGCAGTTTTATAGTAACATTCCGTAGAAACTGCCGTAGAGTTAATACCCGATGATACCGCATGTGTAAAAATAGTAGGAGGTGTTTTATGAAATACCCCTGCGTCATTAGCGGTTACAAAATTTAAGTTAGTAGTTTTACCCGTTTTATCTCCAAGTAAAAGAGCATATTGATTAGAGTTTGTATTACTTCCATCAGTTGTTATTCCACATTGTTCCGCTATATTTTCACTACCATATGTTACTACATCAAATTTACCTACTAAATATATTATATCTTTTGAAAAGTCATTATTTCTATAATAAATATTAACTCCTATAATTCTTTTGTCCCAACTACCTGCATCACTTCCCGTTTTAACATAGGGTAAAAATGTTGCTCCATTAGATGTTGTACCGCCTCCCATATTAATACTACCTAAAGCAGTTGCCATAGATTCTTGGTCATTATCATAAACAAATGATGCATAAAATTCCATATTGTTAGCATCTGTTGAATTTGCTCCCCAACCTATACTATTACTTTCTATACTACCTTGTCCCGCATCCATCATAACAACTAAATCAACAGTTAAGTCTCCCGAAGGTGGAGATTCTACATCTCCTTGGTTAATACCTTCACTTAATTGAACTGTACCACCATTTGGTGCTTTTATAAATTGTTGACTACATATCCATTCCGATGCAGTTATATCCAAATCATTATTACTAGCACCTTTAAAATAATGTCTATCTTTTGGAATATACATAATCTTTTGAGGTTTTAAATTAGTGTTTTGAACATCTGTATCAAAAACTCTTATACCTCCATCTACATAAAGATAATCAATTTTAGAGTTTGATGTGTCAACATTAGGTAATTGAAAAGTAGTAGGTAAATATACTTGAGTTCCACTATTTTCTACAGGGTCTTGATAAAACATAATCTTAGGATTACTACCTGCGGGTTTATGAATAGCAATGTAATGTCCGTTAGTAACATCTCCTTCATTATTAGACATTTTAGTATCTATTTGCATATAAGCAATACCAAAACCATCATTAGCAACTACACCATCTAATGCGGTAGAGGTAGCGGGACTAAAAAAACTTTCAAAAGACCCCATTGATTTTATTGCACCTACTCTATTAGTATCTACATTTATAGCAGTATGCAATTCATTATCTTGTATATCTCTAGGGTTTGTAGAGTTATTTAGTCCGCCCTCAAATAACCTTATTGGTAAAATATCTTTAGGCATTTTACTTAAGTATTACTTTCTTAAGAACCGCTTCAACAGTTTCCCAAATCGCTGTAATAATCTTTTCTTCAGTCTTTTCATTAATAATCGGTATATTAATATTTTCATTCAACTCCTTTATTACTTTTGCTTTAGTTTCATCATTGAATAAGTATTCAACAACCATGTGCTTAAAAGCCATCTTTTTCTCCTTTATTGTTTGTTTACATTCATTACATCTTACAAAATCTCTAGGTGGATGCGAATTTTCTTCTAGTATTTTTATCCTCTCTTCTAAGAGTTTACACCAGTCAATTAGTAGGTGTTCTAGGTTTGTCATTGTCATCGCATTGTATATATTTATTTAAATCTAACATAGGTAATGGTTTTTCAATTATATGTTCTTTTAATTTTTCATTATCTATTGACATTTTACTTCCACCTTTTACTACAGGTTTACCATTAGAGCAATCTACATCATAAATAAAAAATACAGTTTTCCACATTCCAACTCTTATTACACGAGCAGGTCTACCATTAAAACTAACCACATCGTCAGTATTAAGGTCATTTCCCGCAAAAACTTTAAAACCTTCAACCGCAGACGAAATAGAGGATTTAAACAAAAGGGCAGCAAAACCTGCAAGAAACATCCAACCATAGTTTCCCAAAAGTTCTTCAATAAAACTTTGAACTTGCTCATCCAAAGATTTTTACCTCCCATTTATTAGTTCTCCCCATAATGATGTCTTACCATTAATTATCTGTAGAACATGTACTGTAAAATAACCATTTTCAAAGTAATCTACAATAGCAAAAGCATGTGACCAGTTAATTTGTCTGCCTCCTAGCCATTCATTCTTTTTTCCAGACATATCTTTTAAGCATCCAATACTCCATGCGGATTTTTGACCATCGATATGAGTTGCACTCATTTGTTGTATATCATGCCAATGACCATACATTACATTAGCACCTAGTTTTCTTAAGTGATTTGCGGTGTGGTATTGACCACCATAATGATGTCCATGATAATAATTTAATTTTCCTATTTTTAGGTATTTACCTGCGGGATAAAATTTATATCCTCGTTCTTTTAATTTTAGTGCTTGTTCTGTCTTGTATTGTGGAACATATGGATGTTCTTCTACAAATTGTTGCAACCATAACTCATGATTACCTTCTGTAAAATACTTTTCTTTACAATTTGCTTTATCTAGACTTTCATCTATTATATCCATTCCTTTATTTACATCTTTTACATCTTTATCTAAAGATGGTATCATCATTTCTAAAGGTGGTTTCTTTTTTCTTTTCCACTTCCAATGACTAAAATTTTCCCATTCTCCTGTGTCTCCTAAATCAATATATATATTTGGTTTTACAATTTCTATGGCTTGACACACTACATTTATTGCTTTTTTGTCTGCATAAGGAAAATGCTTATCGGGAGTTACAATCGCCCTCTTTATAGGTGTCTTTTTATTTTTTACCATAAAGTTCTTTGTAAAGTTTTACAGCCATGTAAGCAGCAGTTAATAAACCGCCTATTATGCTTACTGATGGTGGTAGTACTTCTAACCAAGCAATAGATGACCCCGAAATCCCTATTGTTGCTGTTCTAAGTGTATCTACACCTTCCATAGTATCTCCTATTATTTACTTACTTTTGTTAATGTTTGTGATAATGTATATCTAGTACCATTTGATAAAACTATAGTACTATTTAATGTTGCAGCACCCGTTTTTGCATTTACATTTACTACTTGTGTAATTTGTGCGGTTACATTTTTTATACTAGTTCCTACACTTGATGCTCTTCCTGCATTTAAATTTGAAAGTTGTGTTGCTTGAGTAGTAGTAATACCTGTTTTAGCAGTATTTGTTTCAATTGCACTTGCTTGTGCAGTTGTTATGCCTACTTTTGCATTGTTAGTAGCAACATCTGATTTTACAGCCTCTAAATCTGTTATTGCTGTGTTTTTTCTATCTATAGTAGTATCTAATGAAGCATATATTTCTCTTAATAGTTCCCCTGCAGCACCTGCATCTTGGTCTATTGCATGAAGTTCATCTTCAGTTTTATTATGTTTACTTTGGTCTGCCATTATGTTGCCTCACATTCTAATACACAAGTTAAATTTCTCATATATTCGGAAGTACTAGATGATGTCGCTTGGTCATTTGTAACCAATATCAATATATGCGACCCCATAGGAATAGTTAATTCTGTATCAATAGACCATTCAAAAGCAAAATTATAAGTAGCATCATTTGATGTCAAACCTGTTATAGTTCCTAAATCTGCCTTGACTATTCCTCTAGTAGTAGAAGTCCCATCATAACCTGTCGGAAATAAGAAAGTCCAATCAGATTTTGAAATAGCCGTAAAATTATGATTTGTCCATCTATTGTAATCATCAGGCAATATAATGATAGGAGCAAAATATATTATACTATCATTTTGCCAAATTTGATTACTACTTGAATGCCAAGATACTTTAAATTTATGATTAGTAGTAGCCTTAACACCATATTCAAACATATTATCCATAGGAGTACTAGTAGAAATACTAGCAGGAAGTGAACCATAATCAGGAATCGCAGGCTCTCCACTACTAGAACTTAAATGATTACCTCTATTATTTCTTCTTATACCATACCAAGAAGAAGGTACTGCCCAAAAATGTCTAAAATTACTTCCACTTCCACTTTTATATCCTGACCTAGAATTAGCAGTCATACAAACAAACTCTCTATCTTTACTAGGAATATTATTGTCTACATAACTTTTTACTGCTGCTTGTGTAGGTACGACATCATTAGATGTTCCTAAAGAAGTATTACCAGACACTTGATTGTCAGTTATAATTTTTTTCCAATAAGCCATTACATACCTATGTTTTTATTTAAAAGTTCTTGATGTTTTTGTTCTAACTTTTTCATAGTATCTGCACATTGAGCGACATCTGTTCCTAATATATTAGAATTATTAATTAATCTTAATAAAAATTCAGTATCTTTTATATTAAAATTATGTTGTTCATTTTTATTGTTTGTTACTAAACCCATTAATGAACTCTAATATATACTTCTGTTTCATTACCATTCGTTCCTTCTGCTGTTTTTGCAACCCACATTGAGCCTAATCCTTGACCATCATCCGAGCCTGTTGGTACAGTAGTATCAGTATAGAGTGTAAATGTCATTACAGGGTTTTTAACACTAAAACTTTGACCATTAACATGGTTACTTCCTACTGCCCATCTATCTCCTGCTTCATCCCAAAAGAATGCTTGGTTAGTTTCCGAACCTCTATTAACTATCATACCTATATCATAGCCTTGAGTTGTGTTTCCAAGACCCGAGTTTAACTTAATTACTCTATCTTCAATATCTAAATTTGTAGTATTTATAGTTGTTGTAGTTCCCGATACAGTTAAATTACCTACTATTGTAACTGTGTCGTTTGCATCTCCAATACTCATTGAACCACCTAAATCAGCATTTAGAGCAGTTTTAACTTGAGCGGTAGTTATTCCCGTTAAATAACTAGGGTCACTACTCGGAACCCAGGTAGGTGTTACATCTGCACCTGTTGCAATCCCATTTAATTTTGTATGGTCAGCATCAGTAAAACTATTTTGTGAAAAATAACCATCTCCTACTTCGGGTCTTGTAAATGTAAATGTTCCATTTGAATTATCATATGTTAAACTACCTGAACCCGAAGCACTACCTGCAGAAACTACTTCTAAATCTCCGTATGCTATTCCACCACTATCATCAGCGAAAGTTATACTACCTGAGTCTACTTTTAATACTTTTCCATTTGCAAAAGTCCCCTCACCATCTAATCCTGTAGTTAGTTGAGCAAGAGTTATGTTATCATTTTTATGTGTACTATTGTCATTTTCTGTTATGACCTTTTTCCATGTTGCCATTAGTTATCTCCTTTAATTGTTATACCCCAACATATAAACTACCTTTACCAAGAGAATTTAGTGTATACACTACTCTACCCGATTCAGGACTTTCACTTGGAACTCCTTGTGCATTAGAATTAGATTGTTGTATATCTATTCCATTAAATGATATTCCGTGAATACTAGTTTTGTCCGTTGTAGGATTGTAATTTATTATATTTATTGATTGTTTTGTACTTGGATTTGTATAAGTAATGTTGAACATAGAGTTATTAAAATTAAAATTAATCTCTTGTGAGTTCCCAAAATACAACTTTTTACTAGTTGCAATCTTATAACCCGTTGTTGTGCTAGTACCTATTTTATTAGCAACTATACCTATAGATTCGTTAGTTGCATTGTTAGTCCAAGTGCTATTAGCATTAGAATTTATGTTCCACGACATAATATTACCTATAATTTATAAAGTTGTATACCCCTTTTTCCAGACTTTCTATATGGGTATTTTTTTATTTTTGCTAAAAATCTATTATAATAATAACCCGCCTTTCTTAAATCATTACCATCTTCTGCTAGTCTATATTTAACATAATAAACTAAAGCGGTATGTAACCCTGCGGGCAATCCTATATCACTATTTATATCTTGTGTTAAAGAATTTATAGAGTTATACCTTGAGTGGTAGTAAACTTGAAGATAATTATTGTCAGCAACATCAAATACATCATCAATAGTATCCCAATCTCCAGATGTTACATTTTTTTTAACAATAGCAATTCGCTCATCATCAAAATAATATGCTAAATCTTTTATCTTTTCTTCACTAAATGGGGATGCCATTATGATTCATCTCCTATTGGAATTTCTCCTACTAATCTAGGTATTTGTCTATATTTACCATCCGAATCTTGAACTTCAACACGATAAACATCTATAACATTACCTAAGTCTAAAGTTGTCCATCTTTGGTCTTTAACTAATTTTGTAGTAGCGGATTGAGTATTGTTTCTAGTTTTTTCTGCAATTTCATCTAAACCATCATTTAATAATGAGAATAAATATTTATGACTTACTCTTCCTTCCGCATGTTCTATTTGTCCTATAATATCTTGTATTTTCATCTTTGTTGTTGTTGTAGCATTGGTTGCTCAACTACTCCTCTTAAATCTTCTTGAACTTTTCTATATCTTCTAATTAATGCTTGAATACCTTGTTTATACATAGCATCTAATTGTGCTTGTATTTCTGCAATTCCTGCTTTTTTAATTTGATATTTTTCTAATTTTGCTTTCAACTCCGCCATTACAGTTTGTGCTAATTGCACTTTTGCACTAAATCCTTTTACTACATTGTCTACCATAGTAGTTGATTTTCCTAATTCTGCTTGAAATCTAGAAAGCATTGTGTTTAAAACTTGCACTTGCATTCCTGCTAAGTCTATATCTTCCTCTTGTATATAAGAAACTAAAGAGTTACTAGCAGCATCAAATTGTGCTTTAAATTCTCCCACATCAAAACCATCATCTATTTCAGGTGTATCTGCATGATTAAATACATCATCTAAGTCACTTCCCAAATTGTTAAGCAATGTTAATAAATTATTAATTGATATAAAACTACTACTTTGATATGTTAACGAAGGTATTTCACTTCTTAATTCTTTTAATGCTAATATACACGACTTCACAGATGCAAATAAAATTACTAAATATTCTATTTCATTAGGCATTTGACCTAATGCTAAGTTACTACTCTTAATTTGAATAGGCGATGCATAAGAAACATATGCATTCATTTTAGGTGTAGGCAATATATAAGCCTTTCCTCTATCTCTATACCATACAGGGTCAGTTTCAGATGCTTCTTCTAACCAACCACTTCCTACTGCTAACCTTCCTCTTTGAGCCTTAGGCACTTCTCTACATTCCATTACAAGAGTTTCATCATAAACTATTGAAGGTGGGTCAGCAGGGTCATTAGAAGTATCCGAATTACCTAATTTAGTTTCGGTTTCTCTAAGTACCGACATTACCGCTTGTGTTGGTATAGTAGCATAATTATTTGCTAATACCGCAGTTAATGTAGCACCCGAACCAGTAGTTGTTGTAATTGTAATTGTAGGTGCACTTGTATAGCCACTTCCTGCATTTGTTATCGTAACTCCCGTTATTTCTCCAGTATCTAAAGTTATTGTTCCTGTAGCAGTAACACCTGTTTCAACTTGTGGAGCACTAAATGTAATTGTGTCGGAAGGACTATAGTTACTTTGAGTACCACTTACAGTTACACTATCGACTATACCGCCAAAGTTAATTTCGGTTTCTAAGCCACTTAATGCTTCTAAAGGTAGTAAATTAATTAACTCTTGTTGCCCATCCTTTAAGAATTGTGCAACTTGAGCACTAGTTATATCTACTACATCTGTTCCTATATAATTTTCTATTTCGGTTTCGTAACTCATTTTTTAAATCTTTTTAAATTATCCTCGACACTTGCATAACTTATTTCCATTTTAGTTTGTCTTGCAAAAGGGTTCATCTGTAAATATGGTGCATCTTTTACTGTATCGCCTAAAAGTGACTCATTACAGTTGCTACAAATATAGCCATTTTTTTCTGTCTTTTCAACTAATTCTTTGCAACTTTCTTTTTTACAATAAACCCAAATTTTTCTAGCCATCCCAATATTCTCCTTCTATCTCTATTACTAGAGGATACTCCAAAGGGGGATAGTATTCGTATCCCCCTGTAGAGTTATAATCAAACCATTCAGATAGGTCTAATTTAGCCAATCGGTGTACCATTTGAAACAAATGAGAACAACGAGTGTGATTCAGGCATACATACTTCAAGTCCTGCTTCTGTAAGAATCAAGTCTTTTCGTAAGTCTTCATCAGGTAGTTGTACATTTGTATCAATGTAAGTATCACGATTTAGTCCATTACCAACAAGTGGTCTGTATTTCACATTATCAAGGTCTATGCAAACCATCATATTCTTAGCAATACCTTTAAATAAAGGTTGTTTAACTAAGTTTAATGTTCCATGTACAGTTTCAATCTGCATTACTTTATGACCGAATCCACCAGTTTTACCTTCAAAATTGATGTTTAGGTTATAATTAGTATTTACAGAACTTTCAATGAAACCGCCTTGCATTTTATTGAACAATGTAATTACAGGCAAACTAGCCATACAGAACTTTTCAGAACTTCCTCCCCTTGCAGGGTCAAAGATAACTTCTAAATCACTTAAGAAAGTATCATATGTAAATTCTGTGTTATTCGCATCGCCACTAGGTGCAATATCCATGATTCTAGAATATGATTTTTTAGCATTATATGCTAAACTTGCAGCAGCATCAGATTGATGTGTTATTCCGCTTTGAGACAAGATACTTCCGATTACACCATCTGTATATTGAATACCACCTGTAATGCCTTTATTATTAAAAAGCATTGCTCTTTCAATATCAACTTTGTGCTCTCTTAGTTTCATTGCCCATATTCTATCCCACTCTTTTGCATATCCTCGCATGTTTGTTGCATATGCAGTATTAGACATAGAAGCAGTTGTTTTGAAAATTTGAGTATACCCAAAGTTTTCATCAATGCCATATCCGAAAGAACCAGGAGAACCTGTTCCTTCCGCAAAAGCACTACCAATTACTTGGAACGATAAATCATTATCGCCTGCTGCTGTATGTGTAACATGTGCACCTGCACCATTGTTAACTGTTTGGATTTCACAAGTGTTTGAGCCTACTGCAGTAACTCTACCTGTAATTTGGTAAGGTACTTCACTATTCCATTTAATAACTTGAACAAGCATTCCAACGAGTAATTCGTCACTTGCTCCTGCTGCTAAAGGTAATGTGTTTGAGGCTGCACCACCTGCTTCATTGTCAAATGTCCAATTCTCTCCCGCAGTTGAATCTAGTAATACTGCATCTGCAGCATCTATATCAAAAGCGAAACTTCTATCTGTCCACTTGATTGGTTCTCTATCTTCTAAAACTCTAAATACGGGGTCGTTAGTAGGCATTTTTGCTACAGCATTTAGATAAACGAAAAAAGGTGTTTCATCGGGTGTAAGTTTATATACTCTGTCACCAAAATTATGTCTTCTTCGTAATCCTTGCTGTGGAGCAATAGCACCTGTCGTTTGACCTGTATATAGAGCATTACTACTTTTTAATGCATCTGTTGCCATTTTTATTTTCTCCTTTTGAGATTATTTGATTACTTAAGTTCCATTTTGGACTTTTTAGCAGCATTCATAACCGCATCCCAAGCAGCATCAGTTTCATTAACTTTTGGAGCAACAGGTTGACCACCTTGTAAAACACCCGCACCACTAGGTGCTGCTTGTGTTCTTTGGGTCGCTTGTATACTCGGGTCAATTCCTTGAGTTGGTTGAGAAGGGGCAGATGTGGCTCTCCACATTTGAACTAACTGCTCAGTCCCCATTTGTGCAACAGGAGTATTAGCAAATTCATAAAATGACTTTTTATCTTGGTCATTTAATCCTAAACTTCCTAACTCCTTGTCAAACTCAGATAGTTGTTGTTGTTGTTTATATTGTCCAACTAGTTCCTCACGAACTTGACCAACCGCATTATTAATATTACTTTGCTCTTGTTGAACTCTAAATTGATAACTCGAACTATTTGGGTCATTATAGGCATCCCAAGGGTCAAAATCTTCGGGCGGTGCTAAAGTTTTTGGTTCTTCTTTAACAGGCTCTTGAGGTTGTCCGACTTGTGTAAGTTGTTCTTGAAGTTTTTTGTTCTCCTCAAACAATTTATCTTTTTCCGATTGGAAATATTTAGCCGAAGCCTCCCAATTATGAGGTTCTTGGTTTTGTTGCATACCCTGAGATTCTTCTACAGATGGTTGAGGTTCACTTGGTGTTTCAGCACTTAATGTCTCTTGATTATCTGATATAAGATTCTCGTCATTGTTTCCGATTATCGGGTCGCTTTCATAACCTTGGTTATTAGGGTTTACGGATGATTCATCAACCATTCCCTGTTGAGGCGACTCGCTTGTAGTATTATCTACCATTTTTATTCTCCTTATTCTGATTTCTCGGGTACTTGAGATTTATCGCTTTTGGCTTGTTCTTTCGTAGCCATTCGCAATTTCTCTTCTTCAAGTTTAACCGAATGTTGAAGTTTGTTAACTGCTACTCTTGCTTCCGACTTAGTGGATTGCTCCTGCTCGTTCAAGTTAGCCTTAAATTTCTCGACTTCTGTTCTTTGTCTTGCACTTACAGATTCCCTTCTAGCAGTTTGAAGGTCTCCACTTAAATTCTTAATTTGTTGTTGTGCACTTGCTAATTGTTGTTGTAATTGTTGTATTTGACTCATTCTTTGTTGCACACCTTCTCTATCAAATATATCGGATTTTTTAAGAGCCTCTTCCCTATCAATTAATCCCATTTGGAAAGCCTCCATATAAACCGCATGTTCTGCCCATCTATTTGTAGGTGTAGTAGAATTTCCAACTACAGTTACATCGTATTGCCCAACTTGTAAATTATTTTTCCAATCATTAATAGTATTACCAAAATCATCATACAATTGTGTTTGCTCGTTAATTGTAACTTCATTTATATCATTATTAGGTTGTACTAATCTAAATGTTTTTTGATAATCATAATGTTCTTTGGCTAAATTATAAACTACCAATCCTAATCTTTTCAATGCACCTTCAATATCTCTTAATTTTGACTTACTTCTTCTTGCACCAAAATCTTCTAATTGCATAGTTGCACTTGCAGTTCTAGGAGCAGCATCCGCATTTCCTTGTTGCATCTCATATATACCCATATTTAAATCGATATATCCTTCAATCATTTTAGGCAATGTTATTATAGATTGCGATAATGGTTGTGGAGATGGAAAATGAGGCTCTCCAAAACTTGCATCATATTCTATTGTTGCAGTTGGATTAGACCAATCTCTTTCTAATTGTTCCATATCTTGTATAGAACCTTGTGGTACTAATAATTTTAACCCTGCACTAGATTGTGCATGAGATGTTATTAGTGATGTTAGTTTATTTATAAATCTTTGTAAATCTTTACCTTTACTTACATCCGATAACGGATAAGGTGTGTTTGTCCATATATTTGGAGATGGTACAACAGGGTATTTATCGGTATTTAATATAGATTGATATAAAACTATTTGACCTAATACATGTGTACATCTAATTCTTGTTTGCTTAACTTCCGCAATTTGTATATCTCCCATACCTACTGCTGCTCTAAATTGTGGTTCTTCATTTAATGCTTGAAGTTGTTTAAATTCAACAATATATTCTTCGTTTTTTTCAATATTTTTAACTCTAAAATATGGAACTTTTATTTTATCATAATGATGGAATATTCTATATTTAACATTATCTTGTTCTCCATCAGCATAATCCGAAACCCTATCAGGTGTAAATGATGCACTATCGTCATAATTACTAGCGGGATAATCTTCATCTTTAAATCCTGTACCCGAATCAATATAATCAATTAATGGTTTATCGTATAAAGGTTGCCCTTCTTCATCCATACCCTCAGGAATATCGCTCAACTCTGTGTATTCCGCTAAAAGTTGTGCTTTTGTAAGTACATTAGTAACTATTATTCCACTTGCATCATCAAAATATCTATTTCTAGAATGAGGGTCAACATAAACACTAAATGGGTCTAAGTGTGATATTTTAATATCTCCTCTACCATAATCACTTTCTTTGTCAACATATGCATAAAAATAACCTATACCGCAAATAGCATAATCATGCACAACTTGTTTAAACATTTCATTACCATCGGATATTTCCCATATATAATGCAAAATTGTGTTGATGACATGTGTCATCTTAACATCAGAATCCTCTCGTGCGATAGCACGAAATTTTGGTGGTCTTGAAGTGGTTATTGCTTTAAATTGCTCTATTGCGGAATATAGTCTATCAACAGATAAACTACTTTGGTTTCTAGATGCTAATTCTTCAACTTCAGCATCAGTCCAATGATTACCTAAGTAAAAATCAATATCTTCTCTTGCTCCGTGCTCCCAATCATTACGGGCATCAGACCAAGCCTTGTAGAGTTCTTTTACTCTTTTTGCTCTTACATCTTCTGGAAATTTTTTCTCTGCCATATCTTTTTTAAATTACCTAGGGTTTTACAGTCTATAACCTATTAAATTAAATTGTAAAAAACAAACTATAATTTTCAGACTCTTGCTCCTGTCATCCAATTATACTTTTTAAGTATCTTTCTTTTTCTGCCTTTTTTACTATTTTTTGCATAACCTCCAGGCTTTTGGTGACCTCCTGTATATTGTGTTGCTAGATAAAAAGCATCTATTGTATCGTCATGTGCACCTTTAGGAAAATCCATTAACTCTCCAATAAATTCAGTATGTGATTTCTTACAATGAACCGCCTTTTGTCTAAACATTGGTTGTAATCCTTCAAATAATCTATCTTTTTTCTTTTGTGTGTATCCTTTTATACCTTTTTCTATTCCAGGTAAAAATAATCCTTCACTTTTACTTCTTCTCATAACATAATCTCTTAACATTTCTTGATATGCTATAGTTTCTATATTTACTCTTTTGACGGGTTTATATTTTTTAAATATTTTAAAAATTTGTTCCGCACAGTCCATAGGTAAGACTCTTTCTCTCCAATATTCAAGAACATAATAATCATGTTCTGCAGTGACTCCAACAACCATAATAACACTATAGTCCCTGTGGTCAGCAACAGATGAAGCAGGGTCAATACCGATATAGATATTAATAGGCTTATCACTACCATCCACCCTAAGAACCCATGCACCTTTTTCGTCATCGAACCTAGGTACTCCCTCGTATAAGTTGTCATTTATATCATCCTCACTAAAAACAGCATCTTCAGGAGACCTTGCTTGATTCATATACTCTTGATAAAACTTTGATGGAGTTCCCGAATCTATATAGAATTGTTTTCTTTGTTCTATTTTGTCCATTGACCATCTTGAAGGCCAGATAGGACTTCCATCTTCTATTGCTTTTTTAGTATATACATCCCAAGCATAAGGAGTTCCTTCTTTATCCGCTTTTTGTTTGTTTATTATAATATTGTTTAAAAAACTATCCCAATGAACTACAGTTCCATTACACCATAGAAAACCTTTTTTATCAAAGTCAATAGCGGGATATACCGCAGCAGTTACCCAATTCTTCATTTGTATACGACTATCGGGTGTCTTCGTATTCAACTCAGACTCAAAATCGTCTAGCACTATGCCAGTGTACCTAGTTGAATACTGCTTTTTACCTCTAAGTCTTTGTGATGCACCTTTACCAATCATCCTACATCCATTGGCTAACACGATTTCGTTTTTAGTCCACTTTTCTCCTTGTAAGTCGCCAAAATAATAATGTATAGCAGGATTTTGATATATATGATTAGCAATCCATTGAATATTATCAATCGCTTGGTCTTGTGCCTCGCCTACCCAAGCAATGAACTCAGGTTCATCCTTAGTAGCAAATAAAAAGCGATGTAGTATGGCGGTAGCAGCCAAAGTAGATTTCGCATGGTCACGAGGCAAAACAAGACATAATTGTTGTTTAGTGCGGTCTATAAGAAGTTCGCCCACCTCTCTATGAAAGTTTGGTGTGGCGGATGCTAAGAAATCTTGTGGCGAAAATAATTTACCAAATGCAATTAAGTCGCTATAAGCGGTTTGGAGTATTTTTTCCTTATCTGATATATTTCCGTTAAGATTTAGATTTGCCATTTACCATTTAACTTTATTTGCCCAATATGCTGCAGACATTTTACCTTTTTTGATATTTTTACCATGTCTAGCCTTAAAAGACTTTCTACGATTCTTTTGTTTCATAGATTCGCCTTTTTTTGGTTTGCCCGCAGTTTTCACTCCTTGTTGCCCAAATCGTATAGTTTTTACCTTATCTCCGACTTTTGCAACTACAACATGTGATTTTTTTGGGTGGTTAGGTGTTCTTTTAGGTTTATTATATCCACTTACACCTGCTTTTGTTAATCTAGAGTCTTTTTTCTTAGTAGCCATTATTTCTTTTTCCTTTTGACTATCTTTTTAGTTTTGCCATTATGTGTTCTAGCAAACTTATGTGTTTTTGTTTCTCTTATCAATGTACCATAGTATCTTTTACCACCATACATCCAACTAACTTTTTTCGCCATTTAGTCCTCCACTATTTCAAAATGAGGAAAATCATCAAACCTATTGTCCATAACTTGAAAATCTCTATCCCAATCGCCACCCCATCTTAGAGTAATGCCCATACCACGAGCAATGCCCAAAACAAACCCAGCGAATAGAGTTTGTCGTTCCCTGTCATCCCAATCAACAGGATAAGGGGTAACATCCACAGCCCTACTAGGATTAGAATTATGACGACCATTTGGGTACTTGACTTTAGTTTTACCCTCTTCAAAGAGTTTATTTTGTCTTTCCCCGCTCCTATGACCTTCAAGTACAGAACAGTCAACATGTTTGATAACTTCATTGAATACTTTTTGTAATCTATCATCGCAAGTTGCTAACCTTTTTTTTGATGTTTTTCCAAAATATGGCATATTACTTACTTTTGGTTGAGTATTTACGACCATCCCATGTAAAAGTCTTTTTACCCGCTTTTTTAGCAGCAGCAAAAGAACTTCTAAATGATTTAGCAGCCTTAGTCTTTTTACCATACGAAGCATATGCACCACCTTGAGTTACTTTAACACTTTTAGCACCTTTACGAATTTTGCCCGTTGCTTTTAATTTTTTTGTTTGTTTAAGTGTTTTTGCGGTAGTTGTTACCGACTTAGGGTTCTTTTTAGCCATAGCACCAATTTTCTTAGTGTTTTTCTTAATTTGCTTAGCAGTTCTTTTTGCTTTGATTTTTTTAACTGCTTTTTTAATTAGACTTCCAGGTTTCCAACCCATTTTCTTTTTAGCAGGTTTACTTCTTTTTTTAGCATCAGCCATTTTTATGTTTCTCCTTGTTCATGTTTAGTCATTAATTGTAAAAGGTTATCTTCCATGTCAAACTCGCTAAAACACTTAGGACATAGCCAAGATACAACCTCTGTATTAAGTTCTCTAGTTTCTGTAATTGCAATTCTGCGAGAGCAATTATCATCATAATATAAATTAAAATCACAGACTTTGCAAAGGTCTTTCTTAATTCGCTTTATCTTAACCTTGTACTTTGATTTTTTAAGTTCGTCTATAACTTCTTTAGGTAAACTACCCTCAAAATTTATCTTAACGACAGTTAATTCATCTTCTTTTTTACTTTTCTTTTTCTGCATGTCCAAGTAGTTTCTCTTGTTTGATGTGTTCGAGTTGTTCGGGTGTAAAACCTTGCCAAACAGTCAATTGCTCCTTCACATTCTCTTTCGTTTCAAATAAACCACTTATTTTTGCTAAAGAATCCAATGCTCTTAATGTAGTAGCATCATTTTCTCCTATATCGGATATTTGTTTGTACTTACTTATGATGTAATTAGGCGATACACCCTCTTCATCTAGTACTTTTTTAACTTCTTCGCTTATCATCGCTTGAACCCTCTTTGTTTTTAATAATTGTGTTGACCTAGCCTTTGCATACTTGTCGTTTTCGGTAGAATATGCTCGTTTGTAAGCAGAAACAGCATTCTCTCCACTTGCAAGATAACGGGCAAATAGCACCTCACGACTACTTACATCCTCTTTTTTGATAAATCTTTTATATTCGTTGCTCCCCGAAAAAGTATATATGTTTTCCGCTACAACATTGTTCATTACCGAATTACTTTCCGTTAGGAAAGTTCCGCAAATAGTACGGATATATGGCTTTTTATTACCATTCTTATCGGAAATCACTCCTTTTTTTAGTATTTGAACAACTCCACCATCATCGGTGTAAACCCAATCTCCTTCATTGCCATTCCTCCATTGTTGTATTGTTTCATACTCGGGGTATGCTCTTGTAAAGTCTATATGAGTGGTGTAAAGGTAATGGGTTACACCTTTGATTGTCTTAGAATTATAATTCATCTTTTCCATAATCGAAATATAGGTAAAATATCTATCAATTTCAAAAGAAAAGAAAAACCTTGTTTAATTGTCTAACTTGATTATATTGTATTATAAGGCTTTATTAATGCTTTATTAAGACTTATATAAGACTTATATAATACTTTAAATAGTTCTATATAAACTCCCCCTATAGTCCCCCTCTTAAAAAAATTCCCAAAAAAATTAGAGCAAATTGATATACATATACCAAAAGAGATGCGATTTAGACATACCATAATGTTGAAAAATTGGATTAGAATGTGTGTACTTGTTTTTAACCGCCATACCCCCCCGTGTGCGAACCCTCTATACCCTCTAATTTGGTTGAAAATTCCAATTGAAACGGATTTAATAATTATTTTAAACTCTCTATAGTATATTGAGCGGAAAAAATTCCGCACCACGACCAATATTATTATTATTATCTTGATTAGAACCATTATATATATTATATTATAGTGTTAGTCAATGATGATTAACGGCTTTTTGAAATAACCTAGAATAAATAAAACAGGAGGTATATACTATGAGTATATCACAAGTAGATAGTAAACTTTTGAAAGCAATGGGAATTAGTGAAAGTCAACTATCAAACAAAGTAGTAAGTAACAAGGTAAAAAAACCTAGCACAAAACTAGAAGTTTTAAAACTAGAGGCTAAAACTAAGATAGCGGAAGTTAATAAAACACAAGGTCAAAATGTTAGATTTCAAGCCTTAGTTAGAGATGGTAAAACTAAAGATGGTAAACCACAATACAAACTAACTAATCAAAGCGGGGACTTCCTAGTAGTAA